GTTAATCTCTTCAATATGCCAGTTTTCGCTTGTTTTACGCTTGAACCTAATAGCCATTTCTCGACTATAACAGTATTTGCAATTATTGCTACAACCACTTATGAAATTTGCATTCTGAACTGCCCACTCATAAGTGCCAAAAACATGTTTTATATTATCTTTCATTCTGCAAAGGTATCAAAAAAGTTGGCGTTGTCCATCAAATTGAATTTTATTTGCCTTTTCCCAAAATTCAATCCCTCTTTCATTGGATGAAGCAAACACTAAATCATAATAATTTTCAATAGGTTTAAAATCAAAAAATTGATAACCAATTTTTTTGAGGCTATTGACGTATGCTTCTCTAAATAGAGAACGTAAGTCTTTAGATGATGCTGTTTCAATCAATGGATTATGAAAGAAATCATCAGAACCCAAAAAAGATTTGTATTTATTTATAACGTTCTGATGCGTATCAGGAGATTGAATTGCATTTTTAATATTGCGATTAAAATCTGTTTTGATGGCAAAGTTTACAATAAAATCAACATGTTTCAATCGTTCTTTCAAAACCTGCAGCAGGGAAAAAGGGATACTACAATCAGTAGGGTCTATAAATATAAGGTATAATCCTATTCCTTTTGTTTCTCTAATTATATCATCGCATATTTTATTCGGATTATTATAGTCTCCAACAAGAGCAAGTGCATTAGGCGTTTTATTTGCATTAATGCGAGAGTTTAAGGTAGAAACAACCGTTTCGTTATAGTCAAAAAACAATGCTTTATTCAAATGCTTACAAGCCTCATTTTGTACAATACATAATGATGTTCCATTAAATTCAAAGCCAGTTTCTCTGTTGATACACCGTCCAGGTCCACTACAGATTTCAATATAATTGATTTTACCATCCCACTTATTTTTCATACCCAATGAAAAAATAGCAAAATATTGAACCAAATGGTGTATCTTTTGTACAGCCCAAGCACCAACACATCTTACTGGTAACTTATCCATTTCGGAAATAGTTTCAGTACACAAATCTTCCTCTGTAACTTCTTTACGCTTTTCTTTATTGCATTTTTTAAGGCAAAGCGAGTTTAATTGTTCATTTATATCAATACGAGTATTTTTAGCCATAGTAAATACATTTAAGTGCCATAATAACACAAAGATACAGTAATTTTATTATCAATTCAATTATTTAGGTCTAAATTTACTTCTTTACTTTATCAGCTTGCGTTCCTTTTTGTTTTTTAGCTATACTTTCATTAATTACTCCTGATAATACATATTTACCCTCAATTCGTTCCTCAAGATTTGTCATATCCTCATTGATTTTGGTACGGGTTATCTCCGCATAGATTTGGGTAGTGGAAATGCTTCGATGTCCCAATGTTTGGCTAATCGTTTCTATCGGAACACCCATTGAAAGACAAAGGGTTGCATAGCTATGCCTTGCCATGTGATAGGTCAGCCGTTTCTCGATATTGGCTGCTTTGGCTATCTTTTTCAGATGAATATCAGCATTTTCTATTGTGCATAGCCTAAAGACCTTTCCATCAAGCCCGGCAAAAGCCGTATTCCTGTATTTCTCAATAAGCCGTAACGGAATATCAAGTAGGGGAATGTAGGAAGTAGTTCCGGTCTTTTGACGATTTAAGACAATCCACTGTTTGCCATCTTCTTGCCGTACAATATTATCATGCCGTAAGTTCTTTAAATCCACGTAAGCAAGCCCCGTAAAGGTCGAAAACAGAAACATGTCACGGATAAAATTGGCACTCTCATGTTTCATATCTATTTGCATCAACCGTTCTATTTCATCCATAGATAACCATTTCCGTGTAATGGTTATACGCTGCGGACGATAACCAAAGAACGGGTCTTGATACATCAAACCTTTGTTTAAGGTTCTCATTACAACCCTGCGCAATGGTTTTATTGTGTTGTTGGTTGTGCTTGCGCTTAATTGCAAATTGACTTTTAGATAGTAAACATACGATTCTATAAAATCAAAATCGACTTGGGTAAACGGAATGTCCGTTACCCCGTATTTGTACCCTAAAAACTCTTTCAAATGCTGATAAGCACGATAAAGATGTGTATAAGTGGTTTTTACTATCAAAATGCCGACAGACTGCCGTTTCTCTTCAATCAAGGCTGCAAACTCCTGTATTAAGCTGTTTTGTTTAATTCCAATTCCTTTGATAGCGTTTTTTAGGATTTCAGCAGTAATGTAGCTTTTGTTTTCCAGTAAGGTTTTATAGTGGCGGACAAGTTCAGCCCGATAGTTTTCTATCTGTTTGTTGATTTTTGTTTCTTCCTTTGATTTGCCTATGGCTATTCCCTGTTTGGCATCCCATTTTTCAGGAGGTAACTCTAAACCTGTGCTGAAAGCCGAGCTTTTACCGTCCACACTGATACGCCCCATGACAGGGCAATTACCTGATTTTTTCTTTTTGCTGGTATTCAGGTAAAAGAGTATAGCGAAAGTGCTTCTATTGTTTTGCATAATATCTGTATTTGGAATTGTTAAAAGTTAAATTTAGTGGCAAGACGTGCAGATAGTTGCTGCATATCGTTGCCTATCTTTTCATTGTTAAGGCGTGCGTAGCGTTGGGTTGTTTCAATATGCTTGTGCCCTAACATCCGGCTCACACTCTCAATCGGAACGCCTTGTGAAAGGCAAATTTGGGAAGCGAAAGTGTACCTTGCCATATGGTAGGATAACACCCGATTAATACCACAGTTCCTTGCAATTCGTTTTAAGCCGACATTTACCTGTCCTAAACTCATGTGCGGAAATACTTTTCCATCGGGAGCCAACCCCTTGTAATACTCCATGATTCGGATAGGGATATTCAATAGTTTTACATTAAACTCCGTATGTGATTTTTGCCTGTTGGCTGAAATCCACAAGCTACCATCATCTTCGGTAATAATATCTTTCCAAGAGAGTTTATGCACGTCTGCATAAGCCAAGCCGGTAAAGGTCGAGAACAGGAACATATCACGGATAAACCGTTGTGTGTCTGATTTAAGGGGAGTTTTCATTAACAAGTCCAGTTCGTCATTGGTGAGCGACTTGTTTTTAAGTTCCGTCTTTTCCAATTCAAACCCGTCAAAAGGCGGACGGGTGATGATTCTTCGATGCAATGCCAAACGTATTACTTTATTTAGCAAGACAATCCGAGCCTTAACGGTTCTCGGCTTCATCTTGCGTTTTACACGGAAAAAGAAATTCAATGCTTCGATGAAAGACAAATCTAACTCGGCAAGGGGAATATCCTCTATATGGTATTCTTCCCGAAGGAATTGTTTAAGCTGTTTATAAAGGACTTCATACTGCTTGTAGGTGGATTGTGCCCTGTCGATGCCTATTCTCCCTTTGAAATCTTCCATCATTTCACCGAACAGGACAAGCAGTGTTTTTTGTGCTGTGGCAATTCCTTGAAAGGCGTTCTTCACTTCGATAGCGGTTACTTTTCCGGTTCGCTTTAGAATGCCCTTGTAGTGCGCATGTATGGAGAGATTAATTTTATTAATCTCTCTGTTGAGTTCAACGGCAACACGGCTTTTGCCCATTGCCCGACCTGATTTTACACTCCAAAGTCGCTCTTCGATTTTTAACTTTGAGCCGAATTGTGCGATGGTGTTGCCGATGATGATTTTCCCGACAATCGGGTAAATGGCATCGGGATTTGTTTCTGTTCTCTCCGTGTTCCCCTCTCGTTTGAGATAGAAGGACACCTTTAGTTCGTTGTTCATTACGCTCACATTTTTAGTTCGTAAAATTACTTTCAATATGAGTTATCCGAACAATGTAAACCACAGACAAACAACGCTATAACCAGACGTTTAACGTCATCAATTTGCTGTATTTTTCGCCTGTCAGAACGGGTAACGGTTTAGAAACGGAAAGTTTGCTCTAATCCGCTTTTTCTTGCTATTTCGCTACTCGGCATCCAAAGACACTAAAAGACATACATTTCTATCAGTCAATCAATTACCCTTGTTTTCTCTCTTTCTCCTTTTACACTCCTTGTTTTCAAAGCGACCGAACACGTCCCGCTGCTTCTCCGGCGGAATTCCGCATCCGGTATCCGAAACATAGAAATACAATTCCCCGTCGTTCCGATCCCGGTAACCGAAACGGATGTTTCCTTCGGCCGTGAATTTGATCGCATTGGTCATGAAATTAGTCACGACCTGCATCAACCGGTTCGGGTCGGTGCGGATCCGGTAATCGCTCTCCGGCTCTTCGAACCGCACATCCACCGGATGACCGTCCGGAATCCGCAGCCGGATGCTCTGTTCGATCCCGGAAAACATTTCCCGCAGATCAACGTCCGACTCGGTGAATTC